GTCGCGCGTGCGCAGAAAGGCGGCCTGACATGCCAGTCACAGCGACGAAGACGGATCTCTTGATCATCCTCGAGGCCTTGCGCGCGGAGGTTGGTCTGCTCGTCAAGCTCAAGATGCCCGCATCGGTGCCCGTGCTGGAGATGCTGCTCAGCGACATTGAGCACGCGATCGAGGCCGCGAAAGGGGCCTGAGCCATGGATCTGCACTGCGTGATCCTGCTCGCTGCCGCACTTATCGACGTCGTACCGGTGATCGCCGTGTTCGGGATCGGCTGGGTGCTCGGTATCCCGTTTCGGAGGTAGTCCTATGGCCAAGAAGAAGAAGCCGAAGGGCGTCACGTTCGTGCTGAGACCGACATGCGGGAGGCTGTGATGACTGAGACAAAGAAGCCCCAAGGATTCGCCGCGCTGACCCCGGAGCGCCGCGCAGAGATTGCAAGCCTGGGCGGGAAGGCAGCCCACGCGCAGGGCGTGGGCCATCAGTGGACAAAAGAGACGGCGGCTGTGGCAGGGCGGAAGGGCGGGACGATTGCGGCATTAGGTCGCACGCGCCTGAAGAATCGGCCGAATCCTCGCGATGTCGCCATTCTTGGTGGCGATCCGGGCCTGTGAGATGAGACATGGCCATACCTGTCACATTCACGCCTATGCATACACCGGGACCGTGGGAAATGGTCGATGTAACCCTCCGAGCGATACCGCATGCGCAAATACAGGCTGCGGAGAAAAAGGCGAACGGGGGGTTCTATGTGGCTGATATTCACGGTCCTGACAGCATCGCGAATGCGCAGTTGATTGCGGCTGCGCCAGCGCTCCTAGATCTGCTGAAACACATCCGGCGAGATGCGAGCGCGTATCAGTGGCATGCCGTCGTAGATGCTGCCATCGCGCGTGCGGAGGGGCGTTAAACATGACCAGCGATCTTGACGAGCCGTTCCCGCTCGACTCTGAGCCGAACGAGTGCGAACTGGACACGCAGCGATTGCATCTCGAGCCTCCAGGCCCGTCGTTGATCGACACTGACCCGTTCTTGCTGGGTATGCGGATGGGCAACATTCTGTACGCGGCGGCCTTCGGGCTGCTGAAGCGTATCGAACCATAGCGAGTGCGTCATGTCTCGAATGATGCTGCCAACGTTAGGCCCGATGGAACTACAGGATCTGAAGCGTGACGTTCGTCGTCCAGGCGAAACACTTCAGAAAGTGAAGTCCGACGCAGGGCAGATTGTGGATCAGGCGATTACGGCCTCGGGTATGTCGCGCGATACAGCGGCGCGAGAAATGGGGATCAGCCCATCGTTGCTGACGAGGCAGATTCAGAACACGGACAACCAGCATATCTCGTTTCAACGGCTCTGGCTGATGCCGGATCGATTCAAGCGCGAGCTGATTGAGACGATGGCGGCGGATATCGAGGGCGTGTCTGTCAGAACGCTCGTTGTCGTGGAGAGGAGGACAGCTTGACTGATGTATCTGGTATCTATATCCCGCCAGACCAGGAAGACGGGAACAGGCATTCAGCAGCGAATATCATGCGATTCGCGCCAGAGGAAGAATGCGCGGCGATGGTCAGGCCACCGGATGAGACAACCGTGAGACTCGCGACGAATCAACTGATTGCGGCGCTCTGGAATTACCGCCAGATCACGACTGGCGAATCAGACGACTTGGTGAGTTACGGCGAGGTGCCGGAAGTCTGGCGCGAACTGTTCTGCCGCAACTATGCCGTGCCGGCAGCCGTGCAAGCCACCTGGCACGACGAGGAATAAGCCATGGCCATCATCGCCAAAAAACCGCAATCGTCGTTTGATCCGTGCCCGGAAGGGCTGCACCAGGCGGTCTGCGTGGACGTGGTGGACCTTGGACTGCAAAACACCCCATGGGGCGACAAGCCAAAGGTGGAGATTCTCTGGCAAGTGGACGAGGCGAATCCGCGTAACGGCCGGCGATTTGAGCTCCGTAAGCGGTACGGCCTGAGCCTGCATGAGAAGGCGACGCTTCGAAAGGATCTGGAGTGCTGGCGTGGCCGGAAGTTCACAGAAGCAGAACTGGAAGGTTTCGATCTTGAGAAGCTGATCGGCGTGAACTGTCAGTTGCAGGTGATCCACAGCTTGAGTGATGAGGGCAAGACCTACGATAACGTGCAGGCGATTGTCCCGCATAACTCGAAGGTGCCGAAGATTGCCGCGCTGGAGTATGTGCGGCTCAAGGATCGGGCAAAAACGCAGGGCAACGGCAACGGTCACGACGCACCGCCGTTCACCGACGAGGACATTCCTTTCGCCTGGCTGATGCCGCTGATTCTGCCGGCGCTCGCATCGTTGACGTTGCTGTCATGAAGACTTGTTCTAAGTGCGGAACCGAGAAACCGCTAGGCGAGTTTTCGCCGCGCCATGACGGGAAATGGGGCGGCTATTACCCGGCCTGCAAGCAGTGCCGGCGGGACGCCACGCGATCCTACCGCGAGGCCGACAAGCCTGGCACGCACGCGAAGGCGCGGGCGTATGCGCGCACGCTGTACCGCAGGAGCGCCAGTGCTTTTAAGGAAAGGGTCGCGCGGTGGAAACAAGAGAATCCCGCCCGCCGCGCCGCCCAATTGCGGCTGAAAAAGGCGGTCAGCCTGGGACGCATCCTCAAGCCCGTCGCGTGTAGTAGATGCGGAGACGCCAACCGAAGGATTGAGGCGCATCACGAAGACTATCGTCGCCCGCTGGACGTGGCTTGGCTCTGTAAGCCGTGTCACGTCAAGGCCGATCGCGAGCGCAGGAAGCGGGAGGTGGCGGCGTGACTTCAATGTCGATTCCGAAGGCCGTGCGCAAGGATGGGCCGTCAGGGCGTTTCTACTCCATCGAAGGCCGGTCATATCCGAGCGTGACGCACATTCTCGGATGCATCGGGAAGCCAGCGCTGATCAACTGGGCCGCGAATCAAGAGCGAGCGGCCTGCGTCGATGCGGCAGCAGATCTCTATCTCGACCTATCGAAAACGCCGCCGATGTCGCGTGCCTCGTTCCTGGCTACGCTCAGCAGGCGGATCGGCAAACAGAAGGCGCACCGGAAAGAGTTGGAGAAGGCTGGCGAGATCGGCTCACAGGTCCACGGGCTCATTGAGTGGAACCTGAGACAAACGCTCGGCCAGAAGGTCGGCCCTGAACCCAAGGTGGTCGATGACGCGCAATGGGCCTTCATGGCGTTTCAGGATTGGGCAAACTCGGTCAACCTGAAGCCGATCTTTATCGAACAGACCGTCTTCAGTAAGACGCACGGTTATGCGGGCACGATGGACCTTTTAGCCGAAGTCAACGGCGTCGTGACGCTGGTTGATTTCAAGAGCGGGAAGGCAATCTATGCCGAGGCCTACTTACAAAATGTCGCGTATCAGGTGGCGTTGGGAGAGATGGGTCATACGGTGGCAGTGGACGGGCTGATTGTCCGCTTGCCAAAGGTCCAAACCGATCCAGCGTTTGAAGTCGGCAAGGTTCCGCCGGTCAGTGAACTGTTCCCGACGTTCCTGGCTGTGAAGCAGGTCTGGGCTTGGTGGTTCGCGCAAGAAGAGGCGTACCGGCAAAAGCGCAAGACGGAGGTCGCGTGATGGCTGATTATCTCGATTGGCTCTGGGGCTGGCTCTTTGATACTGACTCCTATGCGGGCTGGATGGCTCATGAGTGGTTCGTGAATCGAGGTTGCCGATGAACGCCTATTACGTAGATGACCGTAATGAGCGGTCATGGGGCTGGGGGATCTGCCATCTCTGCGGCCACGACTGCGAGAGCGAATCGGATTACGACGAGATCGAGCAGCGCAGTGCGTGTGAAGCCTGTCGAGAGCGGCAAGTCGAAAGCGACGAAGAGCGGCTGAGACTGGAAGTATTTGCGAGGAGGTAACAGACATGACATGGTTCCTTTGGTTCTTCGAAACTGTAGTCTGGGCGACAGGTCTCGAGTCCGATAACGCCACTGTGGGCGTGCTCGACTAACACGTCATTTGGTAACTGCAGGCATCGGGTCCCATTCTTGGGCGTGTTGGCCTCTGCGCAAGAGGCGCATCGTGATCTTTCCGGGCTGGGCAGATTACGGTGGTGGGATACAGCATGAGGACCGGTGCGTGACCGGTCCTGCCCGATTCGCAGAAAAGGAAGGATATATCTGATGAAACAAGATCTTCGCGATAAAGGACGCATCGTCTTGGCATACGGCGAAGCCACGGGTCATTGTCACGAGGTGGTCATCGCCGAGACCGGTGCGCCGCCTGATCTGGCGCAGGCGCAATTCTTCGAGATGAATGGACAGCGCGAACTGATTGTGCTCGCGCCGTGCATCCTGCGGCATCATGAGCATGCGCCTATCGCGCTCGATCCATCACGGCAGGAGCAGGTCCGGCAAGGCGATATCTTGCTCATGCCACTTGGACCCGGAGCGTGGCGTGTCGTCCAGCAGCAAGAATGGGCCGGGCCGGAGCGGTGGCATGTCGTCAAAGACTGAGAAGACATACCGGCTCACGCCAGAGCAGGAAACAGCCCTTGCTGTCTATCGCGCAGCATGGCTGGCACATGGCCTGTCGTGCGCGCCAGCCGATAGGCCGGCCACAGAAGCTGTATTGCACGCGATGTATGCAGCACTGAATAAGCCGCAGCCGTATGTGTGGTGGTGTGACGGTCCTGCGACTGGCTCACTGGTACGAAATATCCTCTGGACCAGCCTCAGGGCCAACCTCAGGACCAACCTCAGGGCCAACCTCAGGGCCAACCTCAGGGACAACCTCTGGGCCAACCTTGGGGCCAACCTCAGGGGCAACCTTGGGGCCAGCCTCAGGGCCAGCCTCAGGGCCAGCCTTGGGGGCAACCTTGGGGCCAACCTCAGGGACAACCTTGGGGCCAACCTCAGGGACAACCTTGGGGCCAACCCCAGGGACAACCTCTGGGACAGCCTTGGGGCCAGCCTCGGGGACAACCTCTGGGCCAACCTTGGGGCCAACCTCAGGGCCAACCTCAGGGCCAACCTTGGGGACAACCTTGGGGACAACCTCAGGGCCAGCCTCAGGGACAACCTCAGGGCCAACCTTGGGGGCAACCTTGGGGCCAACCTCAGGGACAACCTTGGGGCCAACCTCAGGGACAACCTTGGGGCCAACCTCAGGGCCAACCTCAGGGCCAACCTCAGGGACAACCTTGGGGCCAACCTCTGGGACAGCCTTGGGGCCAGCCTCGGGGACAACCTCGGGGACAACCTGGGGGCCAGCCTTGAGGCGGCCAACCTCAGGGCCAACCTCGGGGATAGCTTGGCATGGTGGTTCTGGGGTCAGCATGAGGCCGCTTGGCCAGCGTATTATGCTTGGCCGGATATAGCGCTACGGTCGATCCACACGCCGGAAGAACGAGTCCGATTATCATGGTGGCTCACACTTGCGCGGTCGTGTGGGTGGTGGCAGCCATATCATGGTGTCGTGTTCGTCTGCGAGCGGCCAGCGCGCCAGGCTGTGGACGCCCAGGGCCGATTACATCACGAATCATTGCCGGCCTTGGAATGTCGCGACGGCTGGCCTATCTATGCCTGGCATGGGGTGCGCGTGCCGGCTGCAGTGATCGAAGCGCCGCACTTGCTGACGCCTGAACAGATCCAGGGCGAAACGAACGCCGAGGTCCGACGCGTCATGATCGAGCGGTTTGGGTGGGAGCGATGGCTGGCCGCAACCGGTGCGCGTCCGGTACACACCGATCGGTACGGCGACCTCTATCGCACTGATCTCGATGGCGCTCGTGTTGGTATCGTCGTGGTGAACAACAGCACACCAGAAGCAGACGGGACGCGGAAGCGGTATGCCCTCATGGTGCCGCCGGAGCATGAGACGGCGCAGGGCGCGATTGCCAGCACGTTTGGTTTGACGGCGAAGCAGTATGCGCCAGCAATGGAGACATAGCATGAGACTGCTCTGGCGCAATCTGTTACAGCGGCTGTATGAGTGGCGTACGCAAGAACTCTCGACGTGGGAGGCTACGCGGCGCGTAGTGGAGTTTGAGACATATCGCGCCAAGCGGTTACGGCGACGGTTTGCGAGACGGCTGGCTGAGCAAGAGCCTCCGGAAGCGGCATGAAGAAGAACACGGAGACCATCCTGCGGGAGACCTGCCACGCTCTCGTGAGGCAATCAGAGCGATACAAGCAAGATGCGGTCGCGTATCGCTTCTATGTCGGCGAGTCGATTGAGGCTATTGCCAAGAGGTACGAGCTAAGCTATCGTGATATCGAGCAGGCATTGCGCGATTACATGAACCGGAAGAGGTCGTGAGTAATTACGCTAAGGGTCGACGCCGGGAATATCGTGTCCAGCAGATTCTGGAGCGGACCGGGTATCAGACGATTCGGGCGGCCTCGAGTAAGGGTTGTGTGGACGTCGTAGCGTTTAGGCGGGGCGAAGTGCGGTTGATCTCAGTGAAGTCTGGCTCTGCTTACGCTAGCGCGGTCGAACGCGAGGCGCTGCGCGCCATCGTCTCTGATCTGTTGGGCGGCATGTCGGTAGAAATCTGGCGGTTTCCGTATCGATGCCGTGAGCCGCTCATAGAAGTATTGTGACTGGTTGCGCCTTCACTCGCTGCTCCTCGCCGGCTTGTTTAGTCTGTCGCTTTGCCGGCCGCGATCTGGTCACGATTCAACGCGATCTCTGGTATGCCTGGCGCGTGAAACATTTAGGGATACGCGATGAGTTGCCGCCGGTGAAATATCCGGAGCCGAAAAAGCAGAAGGGCAAGGTATGAATACGGCAGTGATGTTCTCCAAGGCGTCGGATGAATGGGCTACACCGCTCTCGTTTTTGTTCCCACTGTACTGCGAATTCGGGTTTACCGTTGATGCTGCTGCCACGGCGCATAATACCGTGTGCGCAGTATGGTTCGGGCCTGATAAGGTTCCGGGAGGGTATACATACGACGCGCTCGCAATTGACTGGCTGAAGGATTACGGCCCAGGGCCGTATTGGCTCAACCCGCCTTATTCAAAGTGTCGCGAGTTCATTGCCAAGGCCGCCAGCGAGGCCAAGAAAGGCTGCACGGTGGTGTGTCTCGTGCCTAGTCGCACTGACACGCGCTGGTGGCATGCACATGTGTGGGACGATCAGAAACATGCACCTCGGCCTGGTGTCGAGATTCGTTTCGTAAAAGGCCGTCTGAAATTCGGCAACACCGGCAAGCCAGAGAACGGTGCACCGTTTCCGAGCGTGGTTATTATTTTCAGGAAACCAATATGACGACTAATGCTGTCCATCCCTATCGTCGGACCTATCCGCAAGGCATCTCAATTGAGCCGAAGCCGACACCACAAGCTGGCTCATGGTGGGCAAGTTCCTACCCAGATCGGGCATGCTGGTATGCCGCTGCCCATGCGGCTGAGGCACGACTGAAAGGCGCGAAGAAGACATATGCCAGCGATTGCGATACTGGACGATTTGGCGACTACTGGCGGAAAGCGAAGCCAGACGAGCGGCGTTATGTCGAAGAAGATGTTGAGCAGGAACAGGTTGCGTGATAATGAAGTTCGGCGGCCTAGGGTAGCTCCCGAATGGTGCGTTCCTGGCGCACAGGCCGCCGATAAATTAGACCAGGGCTGCCGCAGGAGCAGGCATGGGTACAAACTGGACGGCGGTAGAGTTCGTGGCGAATCATATCGAGGCCGCGGCGGCATACCTTGCGGATGCGCACAGGGACCACGTGTCGCGCTGGTTATCGAATTCAACACTAGAAAGCCCGCTTGAGGCGGCATGGTACGTGTGGTGGTCGGCAATGTCTAGGGCTGGTGACATTGACGACTCTACGGTGACGTGGCGGGCCCAGCAGGACGTAATCGCCTGCGGACGAAAGTATCGGCTTGATGTGGTATTGATGCCGCAGTTGCCATTGAAAGCGCGGGCTGAGGCGGTCAATATTCCGGTCGCCAAGATCGCCGTAGAGCTCGATGGTCATGATTTTCACGAGCGCACCAGAGAGCAGGTCGCATACCGCAATCAGCGGGATAGAGACCTCCAATCTGATGGCTGGCAAGTGCTCCACTTCTCAGGGTCTGAGATGCACCGCGATCCGGCCAAATGCGTGGCTGAAGCCTTCGATGCGGCATATCGGGCCTTTGGAATGCGATTTGAGCAGGACGTGATTGATGCAGAGGCGGCCAGGGGGGCCGGGGACTAGATGCGGAGCTTCGGCACCGTCAAGCCGGCATTTTGGAACGGCCCGACCGGGAGGCAACTACGGGCGGCCGGCGCTGACGTTCAATTGCTGGCGCTGTATTTCCTGACAAATCCGCACGCGAACATGATCGGCCTGTACTATTTGCCGCTTGTGCTGATTCGCAAGGAGTTGTCGTTGTCGATGCCGCAGATCGTCAAGGGGCTGGCAACGCTCGGCGAACTGCGATTTGCGGTCTATGACGCTGATGCGGAGATGGTATGGGTGCTCGATATGGCTCGCTACCAGCTCGGCGAGTCGCTTGAGCAGCGCGACCACAAGACGAAGGCGATCCAGCGGCTCTATGCCGAATTGAGCGACAACTGTTTTTTGGGCGCATTTCATGATCGCTACGGAACGGCGTATCACCTTGGCGAGAGACGGACGTATTCTGAAGCCCCTTGCGAGGGGCATGCAAGCCCCTTCGAAGGGGCTGTATTAAGCCCCGTACTTACTGTTCCTGTTCCTGATCCTTCTCCTGTTCCTGTACTCAAAAAAGAGGAAGAACTGCGAGACAGTTTTGAATCCTTTTGGCGGGCGTATCCGAAGCGCAAGGGCAAGGATGCGGCGTGGAAGGCTTGGCAGAAGCGGGCGCCCAGCGAGGCGCTGGCGAGCCTGATGGTCGAGGCGGTGCATCGGCAGTGTCGAGACCCGGACTGGATCAAGGACGGCGGGAAATACATCCCCCATCCAGCCACTTGGCTGAATCAGGGGCGGTGGGATGACGAGCCGGTGAACGTGCCGCGTGTGACGGAGCGGACGGTCGGGAACGTGACTTCGCTGATGGAATTCGTCAAGGACGGCTAGCGGCATGGATAAGGCAGAATTCGCGCGACTGATGGCTCCGTTGACGGCCGTCTATCCGCAGGACGTCGACAAAACCACATGGGCGGCCTACTACCCAGTCTTGAAAGATATCCCGACCGCCATGCTTGCCCTCGCCGTGGAGCGGGCTATCGCGATGCGGAACTGGTTCCCAAGACCTGCGGAGCTCAGGCAGGACGCCGAAGCCTGCAGGCGCGAGATCGTCGCTGCGAACCCATATACCGGCTGTGTCGAGTGCGAACATCACAAAGGCTGGCGCGAACTGATCGCTGACGGCGTGGTGCGATATGAGCGATGCGGGTGTCACCGGCGGTATCGCCAGCGAATGGAGCAGCTAGGGCTATCAGCCCGCCAACCGGCCTCGCCGCCGGCAGAGTCGCACGAGTTGACGCGTATCGGAGAGATCGGGTAGCGCAAACGTCAGCGCACCAGCCATGTTCTGAGGGGTTCCTGGCTGGACAGGCGTGACTTACGCCGGGTGGAGAGCAATCCGGCAATCACGAACAGGGGAATAGATGCCGATGCCACGCAAGACTCGTCCGACGTGCGCGTGTCATGGTTGCGAGAATCGCGTGAAGACGATGCGCAACCGTTATTGCAGTCATGCCTGTCATGCAGCGACGCGGACGGATCTGCATGACATCGGCGTGCGTTGCGCGGCGGAGCGGTGGGCACCAAGCGGCACCTTGCATCGGCTGTACGTGGCGCGCGTCAGGATGCGGATGGATGCAGTTGTGCCAAAGCAGGCGACATTTACCAGGGATGAAGTGTTGGCGCTCTATAACAGGGCTCGTCGAGAAGGGTATCAAGGCGGATGGGAAGCGCATCGCGAGCGCGTGAAGAACGAGCAGGTTCACGAACTCTACCTCAAGGAGAAACGTGCATGGAGGCTGCCGGCATGACCACATGCCTCTGTGGCTGCGGCCAGCCCGCCCGATCGCCCAAAGGGTATGCAAGCCGAGCTTGTGCCTTCCGGTTTTACAATGCCCAGAAGGCCAGAGAGGCTATCGCCAAGCGCGGGACTGCTCCGATGTGTGCCTATTGCCATGTGTGTCCCGTGAAGTGGTATCGCTCGCGCGCGCGGTGGAATACGTACTGTGACCAGTTCTGCTCGGCGTCTGCGATCAGGGGAAACTTGACCGAGGCTCAGCGCGCAGCCAATGCGGCTCGGCTGAGAGGGTTTACCGCAGCGCGACGAGCTGAGAATCCGCTGGTCCACAGGCTGCTCGCAGAGGCGCTGCAAGGGCGAGAGGGGTTATCGGCGGCTGAGGCTTTAGAGTTCGGTTTGAAAGTCTATCGCCAAGCCTGGCAACAAGGCCATCACGCCCACGGTAACCAGAAGCGACGCGCAGCGCGGGAGGCGGCATGATCTGTCCCATCTGCGGCGAACCGTGCGCAGTGAAGCATTATATGAAAGACCGCAGGCGCCTGAAGACCTGTGGCGATCCGGACTGTGTGGCGCAGCTACGCGGGCGTATCGCCAGAGCCTGGTACGGGACTGAGGCCGGCAAGCAGTGGATGGTGAATCGGTTCACGCGTTATGCATCACGAGTCAACGCAGAAGTGCGGGCTGTTGTGCAGGAGATTGCCGGCGAGGCGGAGCACATTCCGCGCTGGCAAGTGTTACGGATAGCGGCGAGGGCGCGAAAGGTCGGTTATCATCGGGGCTATATCGCGGCGGAGTGCAAGCATACCCGAAGTCGACGGAGGCTTGTCGCATGAATCAGGTACGCTATTGGGACCACGAAACCAATGCCTGGGCAGTCGGCGAGAGCGTATGGGACGGCAAAGCCTTGCCGCTGGACAATAGCGGCTGGCAACAGAAAGAAGTATTACTTGGTCACGGCGACCATGATCAAGGCAAGTACTTACGAGCCAGCGACCTTCGCGGGAAAGCGAATGCCGATGCGCCACACTGGCGGCGCGGCACACCACGACTGAACAAGCCCATCCCGCCCAGAAAGCGGTATTGCGCATGCGGACGAGCGAAGAATCTCAGTCGCCCGAAATGCTGGCACTGTATCAAGCAGAGCCTGCGACAGAGGAGATCAGAGGTGGCCTGATGCCGTGCCGCGAGATCGTCTCCGACGGTCGCGTGGTTGGCCATATCTGCCTACCACGCGGAACTCATGGGCCTGTTCCGCATCGCCGGAGGAAGCGCTTCTGGTGTTTTAAGTGCCGCGCGCGGCGATTGCATAGACGGATGATGTTTGATCCTGGTCCGATGTCGTATTACGAGCCGACGTTCTGGTGGGAATGCCCACGTTGCCGCGAGGAGCATGTGCTGTTCCCTGGTCGAGAATGGGTGTACGACGAATGACGGATGTCTTCGATGACGTGATCGCCGAACGGGACAGGCTGAAGCAGCAGGTCGACACACTCACCGCCGAGGTGAAGGATTACGAAGCGAGCTTTGATCTGTACGACGAGGCGTCGATGGCGTTGATGCATGCCTACATGCGGGCGCATCCAGAGGTGCCGGAGAACGTCTGGCCGGATGTGACACAGGTCAACGTGTGGGCGGCAGAGCAGATCGCCATGCTGGCCGAGGCGCTGGAGCGCGAACGCCTTGAGCATCAGGAGACGCGCGGGACCGTAGCCGCGTGGAAGCAAGAGCTGACATGGGAATGCGGGTGCGGGGCGCGAAATGGCGTCAACCTCGCCGAGTGTGGACTATGCCAGCGGGCACGTTCTGAGCCAGCCCTCGCCGCCACCCGTGGGGAGCGATAGATGGCGAACAAACCGATCAATCGCTTTGAGGTGCAGATCGTCTTCGACCGTGGCGGTTACTGGCGCGAGACGAGCCGTCGGGACAAGCCGCTAACAAGGCTAGAAGTCGCGGAATACTTGGAAGAGATTGCCGCTCGGATACGTCGCTTTGAAAAGGAATTAGAAGCCGTCCGTGGGGAGCGAACCTAGATGACGATAAGCAAATGGCGATGTGGGAAATGCGACGGTCTGCCGGTGCCTGAGCACCACAGAACATGCCCGTTGCGCGTGGCCCATGTGCCAGATGGCCCCGTGGTGCGCGTCAGGGCCGACACACCAGAGCTTCAGCGAAGGCTGGCGACTCTCATCCGGCGCGATCTGGAGCCTCCGCAATGCCCCCCCCGTCGCTTTGAAAAGGAATTCGAGGCCATCCGCGATGAGCGAACCTAGATGACGAGAGACCAGCAAGATGAGTGTGGCTCATGAACGCTGACGCCCACACGGAGAGATGTGCGATCAGAACGTCCCGAGACGGATGGGACGCTGATTGTACGTGCGGGAGCTTGCCGGTTTGCGCCGGCCAGTCGCATCAGTGGCCTGCCGACTATTCGGACGGCGACACCTGCATGTGCGGGGTCTTCTATTTGGATACGCGGAAAGACGGCGTTGTGGTTGTGACTGAAACCCCCCAGGAACAGCCAGACCAGGAGACGCGCGGGTGAAGATGCGCACCGTTACCGAATATCGCGTGCTGTCGAAGCGGCAGGATACCGCCGTGAAGGATAAGCGATTCCGCTCGTTGAAGGCCGTGCGCGACCGCGTGGGCCTGTTGCTGTCCGATGAGCCGTGGCGGTTCTTCGGCAGCGCAGGGGAACGCACGCGTGACGGCGACGGGCTTTATTGCTGCCCTGGAACGCAGCATTACGAGTGCGGCTGTGGCGGTCTGACGGTGCGCGAGCACGCGCTGGCGCCGCGCGAAAACCTCCCGCCTATCGAATGGGTGCGCGTGGAAAAGCGGCAGGTAACCACGACGGAGTGGGAGGCGCGTGAGACGCCGCCGTTGGAATCAGCACAGGCCGTGGATGCGGTAGGGCGACCTTCGAATCACGTCCGGACGCCCACGCGCGCATGAAGTGCTTTTTCTTCTTATACTTACCAGCTCCCCGCGGGGAGGAATAGCGCATGAGCGACCCGTTGACAGATATCGAGGTGGCCTTACGGCAATGCGTGGTGGAGTTTCAACGGCTGCGAGGTGGGGCGATGACCCCTACTGACATGAAGGCGCTTGAAGCGTTGCGAGACGAGATGCGCGCGATTGGTATGCCGGCTGGTCAGTGCCCGACCCAAGGTCTGTCAGTTCTCGCATCGAGCATGGCCGCAGCTGAAGCCGAACGATGTTTCAGATGGGCGCAAGGCATCGACGCCATTCTCCAGACCACCAGCGATGCCGTGTAAAGCCACCATTGGCGACCATCTGATTGAGAAGGGCCGCTCCAGCGCGCATAAGCGAGCGCATCGTTATCTTGCTGGGCTGTGTATTGATTGTCCTCGCCAGCGCCGTACAGACCCAGACTCGAAGATGTGCATAGAATGCTTGGCTAAACGGTCGGCCAGGCAAAAGGCACGGCACGATCAACGTCGTGACATAGGGCTATGCCGACGATGCCAGCGCCCGCGCGAGGCGGAGTCAGTCTATTGTGGGATCTGTCGAGCTAAAGCTAGACAGAGTAACTGGCAAAGCGCGCACCGCCGAGGCGTGCGAGGCCGTGGGCGTGTTGTGCGTCATGTGGATACCATGGTGTGGAATTTTGCGACGGATGGGCTGATTACCGAACATTTTACGCTCGCGCGCCGTATGGCGTGGTGGGCGTACCGTCGCTTCCCGGTCCTCGATTCGGTGGACATCAATGATGTCGAGAGCGATGCGATGTTGGGCCTCGTGATGGCCGGGCGTCGATACGATCCAGACCGTGGCGAGTTCAAGAAGTTCGCATTGACAGAAATACGCAGCGCGATTTACCTTGGCTATCGAAAGGCCATGCACCGAGACATGAAGGAGTCGCCCGTGTTTGTTCCGTTGACGGAGTGGGGTGAGGAGGCGTGAATCTGCCATGTTGTCGAGTCCGACTCTCCGTCGGGAGGAGTAGCGCATGAGCGACCGGTGCCGGACATGCGGACATTGTTGGTCGCTGCACGATGGTTGTTGCCGGTGGCGCGATGGCGAGGACTTCTGCCTGTGCATCGCGGATGAGCCGTGGTGTGACGACTGCGATTTACCGCTGTCGGAATGTGCGTGTGACGTCGAGAATCCAGAGAACTGCGATAGCCCATACCATCCCGGTTGCCGTAAATGTGAGGTGCGATGACACCTGCTGACCCAGAAGCAAGAGGATACGCGCGCTACCGCAGTGTGCAACGAGGTGATTTGATGCACGACACGCAGCAATTGCGCGAATACGCCGACGCGCTGGACTGCGCTGATTTTTGAAGAAAAGGCGAAAACACTAGTGCCTGATCGAATCTGGTGGCTGAGTAAATCGAAGCGCCCGATTATCCTCGGTCCATGGACGAGCGAGATGGGCTTCGAAGTCCTGTACTGGCTGCCGTTTATCCAGCAATTACGGCATAAGTACAACATCCCTCGAGAACGCCTGATTGCGGTCACGCGAGGCGGAGCCGGCGCCTGGTACGATGTCGCCCACGCTGTGGAGCTTTACGACTATGCCCCGCCCAGCGATCTCAGACTGTCTGCCTTAGCGGCTCAGCGAGACAAGGCCTCGATCAAGCAGCTTGGCTTGACAAGTTGGGAAAAGAAGATTCTGGCCTTGGTGGCTGAGCGTATTGGGCTCAGGCGCTATCATGTGATCCATCCCTCGGCGATGTACCGAGCCCTTGATCCGTGGTGGGGTCCGCAAACCATGGGCATGGGTAAGGCAATGGAACATCTCCGCATTACCGCCATGCCTACGCCGCTGGTTCCAGTCGGTCTCGCCTTACCTGAGCAGTTCGTGTGTGTTCGGTGGTATCAGCGCGCCACCTGGCCGCTCAGCGAAGGCTTGCTGGAATGGACGCAGGCCATGATGCGCTCCATCGCCCAGACCGTTCCTGTGGTTATCTTGCGGTCCAGCCAGTATGCAGATGACCACATTGACTTTCCGGCACCCGCCGGCGAGAACATTACCGTAGTACAGGCTGAGCCATGGAGAGAGAACCTCGCGGTACAATCCGCGATTATCAAGAAAGCTGTCGCGTATGTCGGCACATGGGGCGGCATGGCGCAGCTTGCGGTGAGGCTCGGCAAGCCGACAGCGGCATTCTTCGACCGGTGGCATAGCTGTTCCTATGCGCATCGAGTGTTAACGGAATGGCTGGCTATGCAGCAAGGCGTCCCGTGTTTCGTGGGCCGGCCGCAAGATATTGAGTTCGCGCGGTTTGTGCTGCCTAAAGATATTGCGCTGCCGGAACCGCCAAGGGGGTCGAGCTCCTGATGGTTTGTCCGCGCTGCAAGGACACAGACACAGACGTCCTCGACAGTCGTCCTGTCCGCTGGTGGCGGAGACGGAGGCATAGGTGCGCCGGATGCGGGTATAAGTTCTCAACTGCCGAATTAGTCATCACGAAACGGCTCCGTCTAGCCCTGTTCAAGTCGCAACCGCCCGCCTCGACATGAAAAAACCAACAACCGGCACGCAAGCGCTTATTGATCGTCTTGATACTTGGATGCAGCGCCTTATAGCAGCAGGCCCATCTGGGTTGGCTGTGCTGTTGTCTGAAGTGATTGTTCAGCTAAAGGGCAAGGATAATTGGTTTGTGACATGTCACGAATGCGGCCGGCTGTACAGTCCCCTCAGACGGCCCGCTAAGTCTCGTCGCAACTATTGTGAGTTGTGCCGAGCCGCTGGCATTCCATTGCGCGACGCGCTGCGCGATCATCGCCTCAAGCATCCTCGCCGCGATTATCGCGTGAAGGGACGATGAGCGCCAAATCCACATAAACACTACCATTAGTGGTAGTGTTTTCTGTTTTCACTCACCAATCTGGTATGGTCAGGTATCTCTACGCATGCCTGACTCCAAAGTCATAGCTTTTCAAGCGGTGCTTGCCACTGGCCGGTGTTTCACGCTGGACCATGAAGGCGAGGCCAGAATTACGCTCCAAGTCCCTGCCGAGTTTGCGCAGGTACTCGCCGAGGCCATGCCTCAACTGCGCGACAAGACGTTTGCGGTGGGGATTAGTCTGCAGACGTTGGCCTGATAACAACAACAACGAACAGTGCCATTTCAGAAGGGGCGAAGCGGGAATCCGAGGGGTCGGCCGAAAGGGACGGTAAACAAGGCCACGGCCGAAATGAAGGAGTGGGCCAAGGAGTTCTTTGCGTCTGAGGCGTGGCGGACGAGTGCTATACGGCGCATGCTCGCCGGCAAAGCCCCGCACCTTGAGAGCCATATTGCGGCCTGCCTGATGCCGAAAACCGAGACGCTGGACGTGCCCGGACTGAGCGACATGGCAGCTGCGCTTGCCCGCAAGGTTGTGGACGAAATCCATCCAGGGCCAGGGAAAACAGCGTGATTGCGGCCGCCAGCGAAGACCGGATGGTTTGGAAAGGCCCAGTCGGCGAGTTCCTCGTTGACGACACTGAGCAAATCGACCTCGAGGGTGCGATCCGGTCCGGTAAGACGACGGCGGCGCTCCGGAAGGTGCTTCGGTCCTGCCTCACGCATCAAGGTATTCACTGGCTGATTTGCCGGTATTCGGATGGGGACACATCGTCCAAGCTCCGGCCGGTCTTCGAGCACATGTGCTATCAGGCCGGCGTGCCGGTGCAGTGGCGCCATGACCAGCGGCTCTACAAACTGCCGAACGAGTCATGGGTGTATGCCTTCGGGCTGAAGGCGCAGAGCTTGGCGGAGCGGTACGCGAAGTTCCGCGGTGTGACGCTGGCCTCGATTTACAACGATCAGACCGAAGAACTGCCGTACGACATCTACCAAGAGCTAATTGGTCGCCTCTCGCAAAAGGGCTATCCACAGCAAATTGTCCTGACCCCGAACCCGATGGAAGAGGATTCTTGGCTGGCGCGCGAATTCCCTGAGACGAACCATATTAAGCACCGGAAGTACTACCGCGTCAGTATTCACGATAACGCTCATAACCTGGATCGCGCGACGGTCGAGCGGCTAGAGCGCGTCTACCCGCCAGGTCATGTAAAACATCGGCCGATGCTGCTCGGTATGCGCGGGATGAACGTGATTGGCCAGCCGGTTTATGGGGCCCTTGACCCGCACCAGCCCGAGACAGCGGCCTTTCAGCGCGCGCGGCATGAGCGGGCGATTGAACTGCACCCTGATTGGGATTTGATCGAGTCGATTGACTTCGGAAAGCACCATCCCTGCGTCGTGTGGGCGCAATACACGCCGTGGGGTGACCTGTGCGTGCTCGGTGGGGTGATGGGGCATCACTTGTATCTTGCGGACTTTGCGCCGATTATTCAGCAGTACCGGGCCAAGTGGTTTCCTAGCGCCTTGCGCGTTTTGACCTGTTGCGATCCGGCCGGCAGCCACAACAACTCACAGGGCCTGCAGCAGAACGGCGTGTCCGTGCTCGAGGATCACGGCTTTCACCCGACCCATAAAGACGACAGCAACTCCCCGTCAATCCGGCTCGCCATGATTGAGCGTATTGCTGGCCACATGCGGCGGCGCTCACCGGCAGGCGAATCTTTCGGTGTTGATACCAGTCGATGGGTGCGAATCTCCGCAACTGGAGCTGTGGGGCACAGGTTTGTCGCGGATGGGTGCGAGGCTGGCTACGTTTGGGACGAGCACTTAATCAGCGTGGGTAACAAGCCTATGCGCCGGCCGAAGAAAGACGGCTGGTATGAGCACGGCCAGAACTGCCTAGAATACATCGAGCACAATTTCGGCGGGCCACAGCCGACGATTGAGCAGGCGATCAAGCGGACCGCGAGCATTCGAGACCGCGAGTTGCGGCACAAGCAGCGGGATTACGACCCGTATGACAGGGCAATGCGCAGGCCGAGCCAGCGGCGCGGGGGTTACCAATGACCTGCAAGCACGAAAAGCGCATTCTGACCAACCCGCCACAGTGTGCGCTATGCGGGAAGGTGCGTCGATGACAGCCATCCAGGAGATCGTCTTCGGCATCGTGATGCTGATTATCGGCCTAGTGCTCGAGTGCGCGATTGATGTCTGGCGAGAGCGGAAGCGGGATGGCCGTCGCTCCGATTAGCCCCGCTGATCGCCGTCCCGAGCCGCAGATCCATCCCTCAATTGAGGTGCGCAAGGTCAGCGTGCGCGAGTTCTGCGACCACCTGGGCATCGAGGACGAGAAGCGGTTTATTGGCGTGCAGCACATGAAGCAGAGCAACATCATTTGGCTCCTGCTTGAGAAAGGCGACTGAGATGCAGACCACCGGCACAGCACCACAGATTCACAGCAACACGAACTACGGCAAGTCCGCCAAGGGCGGCAAGACCGGCACGAAGAAGCCTAGCGGGAAGAAAGGCGGCTGTTACTGATGGCGAAACAGAAACTCGGCAGCGGCGGGCGGTTCAAGGCGCTCGAGAGCAAATTGGTCAGCGAGCCTGGCATAAGAAACCCGGTGGCGGTCGCGGCGAGTATTGGCCGAAAGAAGTACGGCGAAGCGTCGATGGCGAAATGGTCAGCGCAAGGCCGGAAGGGCAAGTGAGCCAGCCAGACGATCCGTGTCCAGACATCACCTGCAAAACAGGCGTGTTTCTGGACAAGCGTCGATGGCAACGCGCCGGATTGATCGTTTTGAGCATCTGGTTCGGCGGATGGTTCTGCTTAGTGCTCAGTGGATTATGAAGCCGGCCAAAAGGTAAGAAAGGCAAGTAATGCCGTTCAAGAGCAAGGCGCAAGTCAAGGCCTGTTTCGCCAAGAAGGACCCGAACTGGGACTGTCACAAGTGGGCCGCTGAGACGCCGTCGATGGCCAAGCTGCCGGCACAGAAGGCCACGCGCAAGGCACCCACCGTCAGCAGCCGAAAGAAGCATTGACATGCAGCCTGGCGCGATCTTCGCGGTGGCAGTGCTTGTGTTTGCCGCAGTGATTCACTGGAAGATGCGGGGGTGGATGTGAGGTTACAGCCAGACGGCACGCCCGATCCGCGCTGCACGTGCGAGAGCGATCAGCCTGACGAGCATATGTGCCCATATCAGTGCGAGACCAATGATGACTATGAGTTTGTGTGCACCTGCTGCGAGTTTTGTGAGCAGGAATGCGCAGACGGTGTCTGATGGCTCAGTCTAAACGCACGCCTTGGGACGTTAAGCTCGCCCCAGACGCCAAAGAGAAGCTTGCAAACTGGCTGGTTTATGAGCTCGACAAGGCGGCGTCTTGTCGTACGGCCAGCGAGGCTGAAACGGCATACTGGCACACGCTGTACGAGCAGGGTCGCACGCGCGGCGCGCAGAACTCCCCGTGGGCTGATGCGGCGGACCTGACATCAGCGATCGCCACCGAGAAGGTTGACGCGTTGCGCTCGCGTATCGTCAAGACGATCTTCGTCGATCCAATCTGGACCGTCGAAGGCTGGGGTGACGCCGGCCCGAAAGCGCCGTTTGTCGAGTCGTTCCACCAGTGGCAGGCAGAGAGCGAAGGCTTTCAGGCGGCGTGCTCGAGGGCTGTGCACCTGTCCCTGATTGAGCCGCGTGGCGTGCTGGAGGTCTACGAGGATACGACGCGCAGGCCAGTCAGAAAGACTATCAAGGCGGCCATTCAGCAGGCGCCAGACGGCACAGCGCTAATCGGTCCTGACATGCAGCCGGTCTTGCAGCAGAACCCGGACGGCTCGTATGTGGAAGTCACGGACGATCCGAATGTGCCGCCCGAGATGCAGCCGGCCTCGGCCGAGATGGTGATTGACGATTACGAGCCGGTCGCCAACGGGCCGAGGCACCGCACCATCCCCTATCGCGATTTCTATGTTCTGCCTGGTCATGCCCGCGAGAAAGACGAAATCTGGGGTTATGCCAAGCGGTTCTGGAAGCGCGTCGACCAACTCAAAGAGCGCGCAAAAGAGGGCGTCTACGACAAGGATGCTATTGAGAAGCTAGGCACGGCTGACGAGCGGCAAAGCGCTATCAACAATTCGGGCGGAACGACACTGGCTGGTGAGGCGCTGAGCATTCCCAGCCAGGAAGACGGCCTCGCGGAGAAGGAACTGCACGAGGTGCTCTTTCTGCACGAGCTCGACAAGACCGGGTACCGCTGGTATATCGCGACGCTGCATCGCGAGACGTCCACGCTGCTTCGTTTGCAGCATGACGACATCGGGCGGCCTCGGTATTTCTCGTTTGTGCCGTTTCCTCGGCCGGATCTGACCGAGGGCTACTCGTTTATCGGCCACAAGCTGATTACGACGATCGAAGAGAACACGGCGTGGAGGAACATGCTCGCGGATCGGGCGGCCTTGCAGCTCCAAGCCCCGATCAAGCGCCGGCAAAACGCCCTCTGGGATCCGGATGACGAGCCCATCGGCCCGAAGCAGGTCATTACTGTCCGAGATATGCAGGAAGTCGAGGCGCTTCAGCTGCCGGACTACACGGCACCGGCTAGAGAGCGCATCATCGATACCGAGCGGCAGGCGGAAAAACTCGGTGGGATGACGGATATCGCCTCTGGCAATAGTCCGAATGAGGACCGCACGCTCGGCGAAACACGCATCGTCACGGCCTACGGCGAGGTTCGCATCGAGGAAGTGATTCGGAATATCCAAGAGACGATCGAGGACATTGCTCAGGTTAGGCACTTGATGTGGAAACGTGCGTTAGCGAGTATGCCGGACGGGGTCGAAGCGCCGACGCATGTGTTACAAGGATTAGAGACGCGCGGCATGGACTTGACATCGTTCCTGCCGAACAAACGCTTTGCGGCATCCGTGCTCGAAGGGGCCTATCGGTTCAAACCGCGTGGCAGCGTCGAAGCGACAGACAAGCATCAGCAGCGGTCAGACTTCGCCGAGTCCCTGAAAGCATTGGCGGGCATGGCAGCGGCATGTCCGATGATCGGGATGCTCTTACAGCAGCCCGCCACAGCGAAGGCGCTCCTTGAAACGTGGGTGAATTTGTATAACGTGGCCGATAAGCAGGCGTTTCTGGGCCCGGAGACGCTTGGCATGGTCATGCAGCAGGCGCAGATGCTTGGCGGGATGGGCGGGCCTATGGGGCCGACTGGGCTAGGCGGGCCGCAGATGTTGCCGCCTGGAAATACGCCGAGCGGGCCGGTGAATCCGAGTCGCCAGTTGCCGCAGGAAAGGATGGGCGTGCAGTGAGATATGTCGCGATCGGCTTTGTTGTCGGACTCATGTTTGGAACTGCGGCGTCCGCGGCTGGCCATGGCGCTATAGGGGCCGGCGCGGTTGCAATGAATGCTGCCAGGAATGTTCACTTTGCCAACGAATATCGATGCGTGAATGGCCGTACGGTGAAAATTCCAGTGCTCGAGGCTTACGGGTGGGATGGACAGCGGCGCAACATGGGATATGAATGGGTATCCTTCTGCGAGAAATGGGAGCGGCCAGGCATGCAGTTGGGGGTTCAGTAAATGGGCAGAACATCGTTCGCACTTCACGCCGCTGAGAGCGTAGATGAGGCTATTCGGAGGCTTGGCGAGATCAAGGCAACCGGGGCGCAACTGAAGGGCCTAGACTGCGTGTACGAGTTGCTACTCAAGGCCCAATCGCAACTCGAGGCCGGCGACATAGCCGCGAATGAGTGACACGATTGATGCCCTTGAATCGTTGGTGAGCTCCGAAGGCTGGCGCCTGTTAGCTGACACCGCGCGCAAGGAATGGACTGAACGCGAACGGGCCGGGCGTAAGAACGCCCTGAACGATACCGACGACAAGCGAGCTCTGGACAAACTACGACAGATTACGGCAGCGCAGGAGGCTGTTGAATGGGTGCTAGCGTTACCGAGCGAGGAAATTGCCAGGCTG